GCTTACTTTTGCTTCGCTTACTTTTGCTTCGCTTACTTTTGCTTCGCTTACTTTTGCTTCGCTTACTTTTGCTTCGCTTACTTTTGCTTCGCTTACTTTTGCTTCGCTTACTTTTGCTTCGCTTACTGTTGCTTCGCTTATGTTTTCTCGTTCCACCAGTCGTAACACAATTCCCAAATGCGTAACAATCGTTTACAGCATTATTTTTTGTAGAAATAGAAGTTGTGTTTGTTTGTATGCTTGATGTATTTGAATTTATTGGACTTAAATTAGGACCAATCTGCGGAAATTGTGGAACAGTAACACTTCCATTGTCACCACCACGCACACTTCGTTTTCCATGCCGACTTCGTTTTCTACGCACACTTCGTTTTCCACCTACTGCGTTTAAATTAGATTGTTTTGCGTTCATATTTTTTGTAAAAGCAAGAGCGCTTGTCATTGGGCTATTTGTTCCTTCAGTATATCCATATGTTTGATATGGAGCTGATTGTAAATTTAACTTAGACATTATATATTAATTTAATATTTAAATATATAAAAAATATATATAATTTATATTTTATTTAAATATATAATTTTTTATATATTTAAATATATTAATATTATTAAGATACAAATGGATAACAATGAAAGAATTCATTTACAAAAAATGATAAATGAAAATAATGTAGAAGATTGTACTTCTGAAATAAGAGCAAAAAAACATAGCAATAAAATAAAGGATGATGTTGATCGTCTACTAAATCTTAAAAAAAAATATTCTCGTTTGGCTCAATCTAACCCAGACCAATTTGATAGAATGTGCGTTTCACAATGTAATTTTATTTTTACAAATTATACGGATATTTATAATAAGATTAAAAAGGATGAACTTAATTTATCTATTTTAGAAAAACTCCTTAATGTTTTAAAACTTATCGAAGATGAAAAATTAGACCAACACGCTGGTGCTTTTGAGGTTGGCAAAATATTAAAAGAAATGTATATTGATAGTGCGTTAACTAAAGCAGAACGTATAGATAAAAAAACAGGAAAAAAAATGGAATCATTAAAACCAAATAAAACTAAAAATATATCTTGGAAGGAATTTAAAAATATTAATCAATAATTATTTTTATCTATTTATATATTATAATGAAGCACATGACAAAAAGATTTAGAAAATCTGCTTCTAAAAGCAAGAACTTTAGAAAAACTGCTTCTAAGAGCAAGAAATTTAGAAAAACTGCTTCTAAAAGAACTACTAAAAGAAATAGATTTACAAAGAGAAAAATGATGCGTAGAGGAGGAAATCCCAATTTATGTATGAATGTTCAGAATTATATAAATAATATTGCAAGTAGTAATGATGGAGGACGCATATCATGGGCGACAATAAGAGATGAATATGTTAATCAAGGATACATGATTCGAGATATACTACCTTGTATAGAAACACTTAAAAATAACGGATTATTAAAGGAAGACCCAAATAATAATGCTATTTATATTTATAACCAATAATTTTATAAAGAATAAAACAATATTATAATGAAGCACGCATCAAAAAGATTTAGAAAAACTGTTTCTAAAAAAACTAACAAACGAACTACCAAACGAAATAGAATTACAAAAAGAAGAATGCGTAGAGGAGGGTTTAGTATGTTAGAAAACTGGAATTTACAAAAATATGCGGATGACGCTGAAATTCAACAAAAACTTGCTTATCATTTTAATGAACCTATGATAGTTGGAAACCCATCAAAAACATTATCATTATTAAAAGGATTTAACAACCAATATTCTAGTATAAAATTATTATTAAAAGAGATTGGTGTTGGAGAACAAAGCACAGAGGACATTTCAAAAATTAAGAAATCGAATGTAACTCTTAAAAAATATGAAGATGATAGAGAAGAAAAGGAAAGAAAAAAACGTAGAGAGGAAGAGCGACGTGCGGAAGAACGGGCAAAAAGATTACAAGAGAAGAAGGAAGAAGAAAGGAAGTGGCGGATTGCTGATGAAGCAGCATTTAATGCGAAATATGGAGATCAATTAAAGAGGGAAAGAGAAAGTTCTTCATATGGCGTTAGCAATTCTTCTTCTCGTAATGCTTCTTATAGTGAAAGAAGACAATAATACAATTAACTATAAATTCTATATATAATTGAAATAAAATTATTTAACATTTTAATTATATATACAAGTATGGATTCTTATGCTCTTTTAATTGTTGAATCTCCTGCGAAATGTTCTAAAATAGAAAATTATCTAGGGTCTGGTTATAAATGCGTCGCTAGTTTCGGACATTTGAGAGAATTAAATACTCTAGAATCAATAGATATTAAAAATAATTTTAAACCAACATTTGTAGAATGTGAAGGAAAACTAAAACAAATAAATAAAATACGCTCGCTAATTACAAAGGCTTCTGAAGTATTATTAGCATCGGATGATGACCGAGAAGGCGAAGCGATTGCCTGGCATATATGCCAAATATTTGGTTTACCTGTAACCACCACTAAACGCATTATCTTTCATGAAATAACCGAATCTGCTTTAAAAAATGCCGTAAAAAATCCAACCTTCATTAATATGGACGTGGTAAATGCCCAGATTGCCAGACAAATATTAGATATTTTAGTCGGCTATAAATTATCGCCTTTATTATGGAAAAATATAGCCAAAAATACTAAAACTGGGTTATCGGCCGGTCGTTGTCAAACACCAGCTTTACGCATTGTATACGATAACCAAAAAGAAATTGACGCCTCGCCAGGTTCTAAGGTTTACAATACAGTGGGTTATTTTACTTCTAAAAATCTGCCATTTGCTTTAAATTTTAACCACGAAGGCGAAGAAGCCATGACGGCATTTCTAGAAGAATCAGCGAATCATGACCACATTTACACCTTCGGAAACCCGCGCAACACTATAAAACAACCACCAGTACCCTTTACCACCAGCGGATTACAGCAAATGGCCAGCAATGAAATGCACATCTCACCGAAAGAAACAATGCAAATATGTCAAAAATTATATGAAACAGGTCATATTACTTATATGCGCACAGACAGCATGACATACAGTCAAGATTTTATTAATTTAACCTCCACATTTATCACGCGTGAATATGGTAAAGAATATGTAAATGAAAATATTGAAACCCTTTCTTTAAGAGATAATGCTAATAAAAAACCAAAATCTAAGAAAGAAAAGGGAAAGGAAAACAATAAGCCCCAAGCACAAGAGGCACATGAAGCCATCCGCCCAACAAATATAAAATTAAAATCTCTAACTAGTGCTAACGAATTTACATCCAAAGAACTTAAAATGTATTTATTAATTCGTCGGAATACATTAGAAAGTTGTATGGCACCGGCAACGTATAAAGGCATTACCGCTATTGTTTCCTCGCCTGTAAAAGAAATAGAATATCGTTTCCCAAGTGAACAAGTAATATTTCCTGGATGGAAAATAGTAGATGGTTATGACAAAGTAAATAAAGACTATGCTTATCTACAAACCTTAAAACGTGAAAATAAAATAGAATATAAAAAAATAACCTCTAAAGTTACGATGAAAAATATAAAATCACATTATACAGAAGCTCGTTTAGTTCAATTATTAGAACAATACGGCATTGGCCGGCCATCCACCTTTTCATCCCTTATTGATAAGATTCAAGAGCGCGGTTATGTCAAAAAGGATAATGTGAAAGGTGCCACTATACATTGTATTGATTTTGAATTAGAAGGTGAAGAATTATCCGAAATAGAAACAATTCGTGAATTTGGAAATGAAAAAAATAAATTGGTTTTACAGCCCCTAGGGATGTTAGTAATAGAATTTCTATTAAAACATTTTGATTCTTTGTTTGATTATACTTATACAAAAAATATGGAAGATACTCTAGACCTTATCGCAAAAGGAGATAAGATATGGAATGAATTATGCCAAGAATGTTTAAACCAAATAGAAGAATTATCTGCGAAGATTTTACCCAAAACTAACAATCTTGAAGAATTGGTTGGCGAAATAAGAATAGATAATGAACATACCTATATGATCGCCAAATATGGACCGGTTATAAAATGCACAATCAAAGATACGGCTTCAAGAAAAGATATTATTTCCTTTAAAAAGTTAAAACCCGATATTAAGATTGATATTAATAAATTAAAAAATGGCGAATATCAACTAAGCGAACTGGTTTGTGAAAATAAATTAACCGGCAAAATGTTAGGCTTATATAAAGACCACGAGGTTATCTTAAAAAATGGTAAATTCGGTTTATATGTAGAATGGGGGGAATTAAAAAAATCTATAAAAATTGGTAAAACTGAAGATGAAATTACATTAGATGATATTCTCTCACTCTTAGAAAATAATACTGATAATAAAGATGGTTTAATTCAAAGCTCAATTGTCCGCGTTATTAATGATAGTTTATCTATTCGATCTGGAAAATTCGGTGATTATATATTTTACAAGAAGAAGACAATGAAACAACCAAAGTTTTTGAAATTAGCAGGTTTTGAAGGCAATTATAAAGATGGAGATTTAACCGTTTTAAAAAAATGGATGAAAGAAAATTATGGGGTTTAAATTATTATTAATTATGTAAAATTTATTATTATAGTGTTTTTCGTTTATGCTTTATACTTCGTTTATGCTTTATAATTCGTTTATGCTTTATAATTCGTTTATGCTTTATACTTCGTTTATGCCTTATACTTCGTTTATGCCTTATACTTCGTTTATGCTTTATACTTCGTTTATGCTTTATACTTCGTTTATGCTTTATACTTCGTTTATGCTTTATACTTCGTTTATATTTATTGCCTCCGTCAGTACTTATATTTAAATGTTCTGTATTTCCATATTCATTATAAAGTTTTTCTGCTAATTTCATATAATTATTCCAAAAATGGCGGGTATTAATTGCTCCAAAACGTATAAGCGTAAAATCATACAACATACGCATGTTTCCATTAATATTAACTTTGCTTTTATTAATTAATTTAAAAGTAGAACCAGTGGGTAATAATACTTCGTATTCAGATTGACTATGATCCATAGTAGTGTTAATAAAAGGTAAAGGATTACCTACAGGTATATTTATTCGCATTAAACACGAGTTTTCTCCGACTTGATTAAACCGAGTTGCAACGTCTAAATTAGTTGACGTTGATAAAAAATTATACATTGTAACATCTTTGCCGATTGATAAATTTTTAATATTTTCACATGTTTTTCCTCTATATACATTAATGCCTTCCCGAGTAGTAACTTTAGGAAATGATTCTAATACACTCATTAATATTTCAGCATTAGTTACTTGGCCGAATAACTGTTCTTTAGTTAAAACCCCAGTTTTAATTAATTCAGGATTATAAGATAATGAACCCAATCTATTTTTTAACAACCAGTTAATAACAATATAACTTATTTTTAATGGATTATCTTCCCAATCATCTGGGTCCATTTCCGCCTTATAGTGCTCTATTAACCGTTTATGTTCAGGTGGTAATATTTCATTATAATAATAAAATGAATTTTTGATATCGGTTGATTCATTCATATATTTTATAATTATAAGATATAATTATAAGATATAAAAATAAATTTTTTACTAGGATGTTTTACTAAATGTAAATACAACTAAATCATTAATTATTATAATTAAATTAAATTAAATATGTATGCGGAACTCTTACGTTATAAACTTTTGCTATTTCATTTTTCAAAGAATTGAATTCTAGTGTAAAATCAAATGGACAATCTTTAAAATCTACTAATCTTCCATCATGAAATCTAAATGTGAATTTTAGTTTAGCAATTCTCTCTATCGGTGGTTCATAATGAGCAAAATTATTTAGAAATAAAGTCCTTGAATCAAAAACTAGTTTATCATAGAGAACATTTACTGGAATCTTCGCAAACGCAGAATTTACCTTCCCTGAATATCCACTAAAATTATAACTATCTTTGCTACTTTGCGTATATGGATATAATTCATCCATAGTATTATATTTATCCACATCCATATAGATACATCTATCTCCCATAATATTAATAGTGGTTGGCGCTTCTACATAATTTGTTATATAATCGTTACTAGTTGGGTCAGTCCAAGCACTAATTGTTGGCGGAAGATAATCAAATGTTTTAGGCGCTAATAAAGGCGTAGAAATATACTGGGCTTTATAAAACCCTAAATACGAAGGAAGACCCCAATTCGTATATTGACAAAATATAATGGGCGGTTCGCATTCATTATCAGGAAAAGTATACTTAATTTCTTCATTAAAATCTAGAGTAAATGGTAAGGTAGTATGACCAAACCAATACTTTTGACTAACATTATTGTAATATACATTGAAACTCGTATCCGTACCCGGAGCAATGGATTGATTCATTTTATTGGTAAGTTCTAAAGCAAGCTCATTTGGATTATAAAATCCCTCATCTATCGTAATTATCGTCTGCGGAGACCCATCTAAAGTAAATGCTAATTGAGTATTTTGATATTTATTACTAAATGTATATAAATTCGCAGGCATCGCTACTTCTATAAGTCGCAATGATTGAACATTATGAATTGTTTCAGGAAGAACAACTTCAAAATTACTGGAATTAGGCCATTTAGTTATATCGCGATCTTCTGAATGAATTGTTATTAGTTTTCTATCTAACACATAGGTTTGGTCTCTATTAATTAATGGTTTATGATTTCCCAAATTGTATGAAACGTTGCTCATAATATAAAATAATAATATTTTAATATTATTATTTTATTGTATTATTATGTATTATTATGTATTATTATTGTTTGTAATATAATTATTAAAATATAAAATAATTATATATTTTATACAATGAATCAGGAGATTGTTTATGATTCTAATATTATGATGGGATTTATAATAGTCGGCATTTTAATAAAAATATTTTTTAATATCAGCAGTTCATCTAATGTAGGCAACGCAACAGCAACTATATGGGGTTATGGTATAGTTTCATTAGCATTATTTGCTCTAATGTTTATTACATTTTCTTTAGCAACAAAAATAAATGACCAAAATAAAGGTAGTATATTTAATTTTATTAAATTATTAATAAGTAATTCATTGCCTATAGTTGCTACATTGTCTATATTGATATGGATAATAACTCTTAACTCGGTATACTATAATAAAATAAATGATAACAAAATTTCAAATGAATATTATCAATATTCAAATATAACCTTATTTTTAGTAATTGCTCAACTGAGTGTGCTATTTATCTCTTTACAAGGAGGACCTTCGCAAAGTAAAATGAAATATACCACTTACTTTTTTACTGTGTTAAATCTTATTTTTGTTGGTATAATGAACATTATATTAAAGTTCTTTACAACTGATGGTTAGTATATTTTTAATGGGTTGCCAAATTCATATCAACAAATTTATATGTTATTCCATATTCATATTCATTCTCCCATATTCCAGAAATTTTTAGTATAAACTCATTATCGCTATTTATTTTATGTAATTTTAAACTATCTTTAAATAATTTTAGATTTCCTGAATTTAGTTGTTCATATAGCCTAAATACCGGTTTTTTATTATTAATAAAAACTTTATCAAGGATTGACTCTTCAATTGATTTCAGTTGATTAATAGGGTTTGTATTTTGCTTTATATTAAATACAAATTTATATTTATTAAAATAATTTTCTATTTGACTAATATTTAAACTAAATGTTATATAGACCGTATTTACAGCAAAAATATTATTTGAATATATAATTCTTATAAATTTACTATCATCTATGATATTATTTTTGACTGGCTCTTGTAAAAATATATAATCTTTATTAAATTCATCAATATCTATAACTATATTCATATCTAATGATGAATATAGTTATATATTTAAGTTTTAACCATTATCGGTTTATTAATTCATATTACCATGTATAAATCAAATAGGGTACACAATAGACGGCTACAATAAATGTTACTATATTTGTGCTAGAGCTTTTATTGGCTAAATAATTAGCAATTAAACAAGTGGTTATTATCATCGCGCTGTCAGCGAAGATAGCTTTAATCCCCACCTCCTTGGCATAGGCCTTAAAGGTATCCACCATCCGATTTGCTCCTCGGGGTATGGCGGTGATGAGGCTATTAAAGAGGACATCGTGTATTATTTGAATGCCTACCGCTAGTATAGTGAATTTCACAAGAGAGAATGATGTTGTTGCTCCATAGACATATGGATAGGCCACTCTGGCTAAAAGGACCCCAATAACTATAATTAGGACGTCGGCAATAACCGCACTTAAATTATACGTTTTATACCAGTCTATCAGCACGTTGGACTTTATACTGCCCTGTATAAGGATTACAATCACAAGGATGTCAGTTATTAGGGCACCATTTATAATTGAAAGATAGTCGGTGGTCTTAAGTATAGACATTGGATTATATATAAGCTTAATATTAAAATACCAATACAATATTTATTCATATTCATTTCATTTATCAATGACTACTTGTTTTGCAACCTTTTTAATGACTTTATTTATATTTTCTTCACCTCCGTCCATTACTTTACTTACTACTTTCATATAATCATCACTTTGATGTGATTTACTATCCATACATTTTGGATGTGTATCTTTCCACGTGGTTAACAACTTATAATTTTTCTTATCTATACCCCGAACAGCCCTTAACATTTGTTTTGTCTCCTGTGTGTCTTTTTCCCATTTATTTTCCTCCTTTACATACAAGGTTTCTCTCTTTGCGTCACTACAATGAACTGGTCTTTTATACATATCCGTGTCATTTAATTGCTTGATGATTATGTTAGACATTCCTTCTACATAGCCTAGTTTTCCCATATTTTCCAAGTCAGATATTTTTAATTCAATAGAGTTTATAAATTCCGACATATTCATTGCGTCCTTGCATTCCTCATTTAAAAAGAGTTGTAAATTAAAGGTTTTGTTATTATTATGTGAATTTATAGTTGTATTGCCTGGTTGTATTTTTTGACAAACTTCAATCATCTGCTTTTGTAGTTCATTATTACTTTTTACTAATTCTAGAATCATAATTTTTATTTCTTTATTTTCATTCTTAAATTCTTTATTTTCATTTATTAACTCTTTATTTTCATTAATTAATAGTTGAATTGTGTTATGACTTGGGTCGGTTATACTTGCTCCGCTGATACTTGAATCATTTTGGTTTATTTGTTGAACCTGTTCTCCGGTGGGTTTACATTTTCTTTCATGATACCATAAACTATTTCTTGCTTTATAGATCTTATTACATGTATTACATATAAAGTTATCTTTTTGTTCCTTTTCTTGTTCTAAATTGTTCATTTTTATTCTATTTATATGCTTGATTGTAAGCAAGTGTTTATCATAACTACTTTTTTTACTTGTAGAATAGTCACACACTTCACACATAAATTTACAAGGCAACTTTTCGCAACTTTTAGCATCCATTTGTTCTATAATATATATATAGAATATAAAAGTTGCTAAATCCTTTTTATTTATAATATTTAATTTCACAAAAAAGTTACAATCACAAATATTTTATGAAAAAACGAAAATGAGAGCATTATGGTCTAAATTCATTTTTTGGCTTTTTTTGATCCAAAAGAGTTTTGCAAAAGTCCATTTTGGACATTTATAAATGTCCTTTTTCTGATTTTGCAAAACTCTTTTGAACAATTTTTTTACGTTTTTTCTTTAAGTATGAAATATATTAATATATTAATATATTAATATATTAATTTTATTTATCAATAAATACATCTTTTACAACCTTTTTTATTAATTTATTGCCTGGTTGTATTTTTTGACAAACTTTCAATCATCTGCTTTTGTAGTTCATTGTTAGTTTTTACTAATTCCATAATCATATTTTTAAAATCTTTATTATCATTAATTAATTCTTTATTTTCATTAATTAATAGTTGAATTGTGTTATGACTTGAATCGCTGATATTTGATTCAACGAAATTTGTTCCTATTGTAATAGTTTCTGTTTTAACACATATTTTTTTGTGTCTCCATAATCCAGAATAATAGTTATATTTTTTCCCACATTTACATATGTATTCTTCAGTTGTCTCTTTTTTCATATCATTTATATCATTTATATCATTTATAGTATTTTTTATATGTTTTGGTGTTTCTGTGTGTTTTTTATAATTACTCTGCTTGCTACAGTTAAAGTCGCATATTTTACATACATATTTATTGGCATTTTTAGCATCCATTTGTTTTTTTTTTACTACCTTTTCCTTTGGTTTTGGTATCGCATAGGGCTCAATGCTATTTAAAGTTGCGTTTAACGACAAAAAATATTCTTGTTCTTTTTTTCTTGCTTCATACTGAGTTTTATAATTAAAAAAATTTATAATTTCCATTTTCCAGTTTTCCCATCCCCCATTATTACGTATTACTTCATATAATTTACATTTATAATTTGGACTTTTTTCATTAATGCAACTTTGTTTATGCGCATGTTTTCTTTGTACAAAATTGGTCGTATGACCAACATACAAATCGGAAATAGTAGAATCATTGCACGTGATTTTATATATAATTGTATTAGAATAATCAATTTCGTGTTTAGGCATCTTATAAAATAATATAATATTATATTTATCTTAAAATAATTTTAAAATATTTTAAGATTATTTTAAAATTCCCTAAATTTTTTTTATTTATGAAGTAAGTAATATATATTAATCAGAAACTTGACTTTTCAAAAATAGTATTAATAATAACATGTCTTTCATATCTACATCCGGAACCGATTCCATCAATTTAAGAGTCGTATTTCCTTGGGTAATAAGTTTATTAGTATTCTGTTTTCTTAACATTAAATAATCAATCCATAAAGTTGATAGGTTTGGGTGGGATACCTTTTTATCTTTGAAATCATTTATCAGTTTATCTAATTCATCCATAATTTATTATATTTATATAAATATTTATATATAAATATAAATTTTAACTTATATTTATATTTATAGTTATAATAATGAAGTTTTATGATACACATTATGACGAGTATATAAAAAGCAATGAAGAAGTCAATCTTCATCCAAATTTAACACCAATCTATAAAAAATTCCCGAACACCTTAAAAGAACTAAAAAATATTGTATTTTATGGACCGAGTGGCGTCGGAAAATATACGCAAATGTTATCAGCTATAAAAAAATATAGTCCTTCCAAATTAAAATACGAGAAAAAAATAAGTATTACCTATAACAAAAATACATATTATTTTAAAATAAGCGACATTCATTTTGAGATTGATATGTCTATTTTAGGCTGTCAATCAAAAATGTTATGGAATGAAATATATAACCATATAGTAGATATTATTTTGGCCAGAAATGAAAATACAGGAATTATCGTATGTAAATATTTCCATGATACTCATTCAGATTTACTAGATATTTTTTATAGTTATATGCAAACCCTAACAAACTCTTCTATTGAAATAAAATTTATATTATTAACCGAAGAATTAAGTTTTATTCCTGATAATATATTGAATTGTAGTTACGTGATTAATGTAGCAAGACCCTCAAAAACATTATACAATAATATCATTAAACATAAAAATACGGCAAAATTAAATAAAAATATTAAATTAAATGAAATTACCAATATAAAAAATATATATGCGTCAATAGATCAACTCATGTGTCCGCATAAACTCATATGTGACAATGTAATTGCAAATATAATTGAAACAAAAAATAATTTACAATTGTTGAGTTTGAGAGATAAATTGTATGATATTTTTATTTATAATATTGACGTAACCGATTGTATTTGGTATATATTAGAAAAATTATTAAATGATAAATATTTAAAATCAGAAGATATTAACGGTATATTAATTAAAACATATACATTTTTGTATTATTATAATAACAACTATAGACCCATATATCATTTAGAGAGTTATATATTATATTTAATAATAAAAGTTCATGGATATTAGTAATGCCTGTAAAATTTTAGAGATAGAAATAAGTAAATCTTTTACTTTATCTGAAGTAAAAAAAGCCTATTACAAAGCGTCGCTTAAACATCATCCTGACCATAATATAGGAGACATAGACAGCAATGCCCGATTTCAAAAAATTAATGAAGCCTATACGTTTCTTTCTAGTTATATACAAATTAAACAAGAACATGCGGAGCAGAATCATTCAGATGAGCACTCGGCACAGCATGATGAAGAGCAAAATAATATAGATGATGATATAATAATAAAATTTATTAAAACCTTAATAGATTTTAATATAAAAGAATTATCTCTCACTGCCTTTGAAGGATTAAATAAAGACAACTCTCTTAAAATATTTGAGTATATAGAAAAATATTCTAGCATGTTAGGATTAGAACCTGAATTCATTGAATCGGTAAGAACATTAACCAGAGAGAAAATGAAAAATGATATTGTAATTATTATTAATCCAACTATTGAAAATATTATGAATAACGAATTATATAAATTAGAATATAATAATGAAAACTATTATGTCCCCTTGTGGCACGACGAAATTTCTTATGATATATCAGAAACAGAATATTTAATTGTTAAATGTAAACCAGAATTGCCAGAAAATATCTTTATTGACCATAATAATGATGTACATATAAAAATTCTAATAGAATCTATAGAAAAGATATTGATTGAACCCTATATAAGTGTTACCGTTGGCGAAAAAGTATTTGAAATTCCTGTTTGCGAATTAAAAATTAAAAAAAGTCAGATATATACTTTTTTCAATAAAGGTATTTCTTTAATAAATTTAAATGATATATATAATACAACACGTAACGGAAATAT